GTTGGGAGAGGGCCAATGCCATTGCTGCGGCTTGTGTCATGGTTTCGACTGTGCATTCAAGAACGACGGAAACTTGAGCCGTAACAGTGCTTCGTTGGTCTACACCAAGATACATTTGTTCAACCGCGATGAGGTATCCATCGGTGAAATCTTGTGGGCCAACATCGAGTTGGTCGTTGATGAGAATTAATTCATCGTCTTGTGAAGCTGCAAGAATCAATTTGCCACTTGAGACGACTGAGCGGTTTGTGAGGTCGACCATGGCGGATTGTGACTGGGTAGTCAGTTGGAACGCAACGGAGGATGTATTGCCCGCAGCAGGTGTGCCGATGACCTCCATAGGAGTGCCATATTGAACGGAGATGTTGTGGATGCGTAGAACGGATTTGCCCAAAGCATCGACATATGCTCCAAGGTCGATGGCCGCTTGGTTGTAGTTGGTGGTGTCAGTCAATACGCTTGCTCGGATGAAGAAAGAATCAGTTCTTGCCATATTCCTATCATGATAGTAAGAGGTGTATAAGGATAATGTGGTTACTGCAATACTTGACCTATGACGGTTGTAGGTGGTTATGGGTACGGAGTACCCCACCTATGGGTCAAATCCTCCAAATCATAGGTTTGTTTGTCAAACAATTATATGCAGGAGCCGTTTCGGGTCAAATATGAAGTGTTTCAAGTGCTCATCTCAATGCAGAACCCAATATCCGACCCGAACAAACTGTCGATATGTACAGTCAGTTTGTCCAAAGTGTGGGTGGACTTCGACCCCCATCAAGATACCTTGCCCAACAGAACGCCGAGGAGGTGTCTAAATGGGTCGAAAAAGAGTGCCTATGTCACAGAAAAAAGTTCAATGTTCTGTATCTTTGAAACAGTCAACCGTTGAAACAATAGATACCTTAACCTCACGTCGTTCAAGATGGATTGAAGATGCAATAGAATTGAAAATAAAGGGCCACAGTGTTGTAGATGACCTCACTTTGAAAGATATTTTGAAGCACGCTTTGCATCCTTTTCATAAGATTGAAATGTCATTTGAGGAAAGAACCGTTTTAGAACGCATTTACCATAGATTATTGTCGGAATAAGTACATTCGAATGTAGGTTTACAGACATTTTGATCGTTATCTCTTGTTGGAATCCGGAAAATCAGTTGAAGACATCTTGAGATTCTTCTTTGATGATTGAGATGATTGCTTCTGTGTCGCTAATTTCATACTCTTCCATTTGGATGTAGTAATTTACCGTCGCTTCGGCCAAATTATCAACGGCAGGGAACACAATTTGCAAATCTCTGACGACGATGTGGTCGGGGTCTACCAAATTAAATTGGCCTAATGTAAATCCAGTTCCAGTATTGTATGATGCCCAAGCAATTTCTCGGTTGTCCTCGGCAGCGGGTAGTGCAGTAGCCACTGGTTCAAGACTCAATGCGAGGTGTGCTTGAGATGCAAAGGCCTGTGATGCTCCTGTCATCGACGAGTTGAATATCTGAAACTCGACTATTTTGTAACCGACATTGATTCTTCCGTCATCTAATACAAGCATTCTCTTAGCTGCATTGATGGGGTCGCCACCTCCTCGTTCAGGAAATGTCATTGTTCCTCTTAGAGTGCGTATCTTTCCAGTAAGGCGCATTACATCTTCCTCCGTAGTTTGTGGGCATATCGCATAATATCGGCTTGTGTGCGACCTGCTCTTAGGTCACCATTCTTCTTGCGATACTTTGCATTGGCTGTTTTGAGAGCCTTAGACATCTTCTTTGCCCCTGCTCGTGCTGCACGAGAGTTACGCTTACGCTTGGTCTTCTTAGCACTTGGAGAGCCTAAGACACCCAATTGCTCACCAATGAACTCAGAGGCCTCTCTAACAGCAAAAGGAGCAGCAGCCACGCCCGCAGCGGGAAGCCCTGCGCGTAGAGCAGCGCTTCGCACTAATTGGTCGGCAATGATACGCAGTAACTCGGCTTGAGCGAGTTGTTCTTCTCTTGTCGCCACGTACAATCGACCTCACTGTTGGGAGAGGGCCAATGCCATTGCTGCGGCTTGTGTCATGGTTTCGACTGTGCATTCAAGAACGACGGAAACTTGAGCCGTAACAGTGCTTCGTTGGTCTACACCAAGATACATTTGTTCAA